TTTCATCCCCCTGCCATTTTGATACAGTTCAATAGTGACTGTTCGAGGGACAGAATGTGCTGCCGTAGCAGGAGCTAAAGATGAGGCGGTGAAGGTTTCCGAAGTCCCGCTAGTTCCCTGTGCAAACCCACAAGCCGGCAACAATGTCTCAGCCCACGACGGAGCCGTTTGCGAGCCGTTGCCGATGAAGTCCGTGGAGAATGTTGCCGTTCCAGACATCAATCCGGTGGAGGCGATGTTGTGATCGAACGTCCCAATTTTGGGTCGATCAACAATTTCGATTGTCGGTGCAATTATTGGGTCGTATGCAAGGAAATTGCAATCCGCTGCGGCTGTTCCTGCGTCGGTTCCAATTGTCGATTCTAGTTTTGCGGCTATTACGCCAATTTTTCTTAATAGGGGCATTTATACTTTCCTTATGCTTGTGTTGTCTGTGCTGTTTCATCGACGCGATATGTCACACGACAATCGAAATTCATTGCTCGTGCTGAATCATTTGCCTGTTCGATGGCAATTGGTGGAGTGAACTCCGCATTCAGTGCAAGATTATCGAAAGTGTGCCAACTAGTTGCCGGTTCGCTCAAAGCATCCATAGCTTCTACAACGAAATCATTCATTCTTTCATCTATCGGAACTTCATCCGTCATTGATGGTTGTACGATGCAAGTAATATTTAACGGGAGTATCCAAGCTACTTTAGGAGGATTGCCCATTGCAGAATTATCTTCACTAGACTCAATATCGCCATGGGTAAGGATGACTGCTGAATCTTCAATCTTAAAATCCATCTTGCGATTGGGTCTGTACACACCGCTACAGGAATCCATTTGACGCAACCGAGTTTCCGCAACGTCCATTATCTGAGTAACTAATGATGGCATTGTCGCTCCTATTTCTTGGCTAGTTTTGCTTTGGCTAGTTTTTTTGCACGACTGTGAATTACCGAATCAATCCTACGTGCGATTTCATATCTTAATCTTTTATTTGCACTCTCTTTTGTTGGTTTGTCTAGTCGGTTCACAACTACTACGCCCCATATCGAAGGACCGTGCATCTTGGCGATTTTTCTGCTGCTTGGATTCGGCCTTATAAACCAGTTGTTTCCAAATTTTTCAATTTGAAATGCCCTTAATTCTTTTATCTGCCCTTTTGCGGGGTTCGTCTTAAACGAGACTCCCCCTTTTGCTAAGGCTCTTGTTCCTTTTAAATCTTTCAAAGCGGGTCGGTCTTTTTTCTTTACTCTTATTGTAGTAGCCAATCTGTTTTGAGTTGCTTTTGGCCAGATTCTTACAATTTGATTAACCGTTGCTTGTTTAGTATTAACAAATTCCGTAACCCGTTTTGCCAACGCCTTTTTTTCAAAATCACCTGTCTTATTAATTGCTATATACGTCTGTTTTCTAATGTTTTTTGCGCTGAGTCCGAGTTTCACAAGATCGGTCAATTGATCGAACGTGTCATCTTTAAACGTAATCGTCGATGAATAAGGACTCGACATTATCGCACCGCCACCTGTGTAATTCCACCGTCTGATTCCATAACCGTGTAAACAGGACGCCACTCGGCTGTGCCGTTTATCTTTAACGAAACGTAGATTTCATCGCCGCCGTTGTTGACCACATTGGCCTGAACTCCGTCTGCCTCGTTGTTGTAGAAGTAGACTAACAATTCAAACGCCACAGCATTACCAACTTGATCAATTGCCGCAGGAGGATTTCTATCAACAATAGCAGTCCGCGAGACGGTATCTCCCGAATCGCGGAATTTATAAGAAACAGTCTCGCCATGTTGTTCAATCAACGTGGCGAAACCATGTTCCATGCTATCGTTAAATACAGTCATAACAGTCTAGGTAGAAATGTTTGACAATCTTTGACCAGCAGCAGTAAGTAGAACTTTTTGCTGAACGTCGTGGCGAACACGAATGACGTCTGAACGAATGGCCTCATCACGATAGGACTCGACCATTCCACCAACTGCTGAACCGTCTTCAGCCCAATGGAATGTGCGACCAAGGCATGGCTCTTTCACGTCGTTGCCTGTGGCAACTTTGCAAACCATAGCGTATTCGTCATCCCAAATTGCTGCCGGTGATGCTGACTGTCCTTCGTTGGCACTGTTCTTAGTTCCGCCGCCTACGAAAATGTAATCAAGATCGAAAACAGCTTTCAACATATTGATCGTAATGTCTTGAGCCTTCGTCGGATCGCCAGCACCACTCGATGCGATGCGGTCACGAACTTGAGCATTATCACGCAAATCCCTGAAGACTTTTTTGCTGACAACCAAAGCGTTGGCCCACAAACCACATGCGTTGTAAATGGTATTTACAGCTGCATTGACATCGGTTACGGGAACTCCTGTTCCATCAGCTTTGTTCCATTCGTTGGTTACTGCGGTGTTTGTTCCACCCCAACTTCCAAACAACGCATCGGCCAAACGCTTTTCGTGATTGACCATAACTGCGGACATTGCTCTTTGAGTTGCAATTAGTTCCGCATCAAAGAAATCGCGGTACATTGCAGCTTCGGCATCATCGACAGGCTCTTCATGACCATGCTCTTCACAACTAAATGAATCAGTCGTGAAAGTAAAGTTTGAGCGACTGTAACCCGAACCCGGCGCACGCAATGTTTCCGAATTCATTAACAACTGCTCAAGAGGAATCTTGCCAAAAATGCCCGCTTTGTTTTGGACTTCCAAAACTGGGAACACTTGGTTGGCAATAAATCCGTTCATATTTGCCTGAAGATCAAACGCTTCAAGCGATGCTTCTAGGTCTGGGCGATGTGTTGCCAGACTGGTACTTGGACTAGGCATAACTATTTTCTCCGTTTAATTCTCAGGGTTAGGATGCGGCGGTGTCGCCATGGTTGTTGTAAAGAACTTCAACAATATCATCTTCGGCTGTTGTAGTCGCAAAACAGGTTCCGATTTGAAACGCCGTTGCTTGTGCGGTGTCTTGGATCTCACCATCAGTTTCTGTATAGACGGTATCTCCAACGTCTACCGCTTCTTTACAACGCATCTTGTGTGTTCCTGCTGCCGAACGCAACTTTACACTCACGTCATCTCCGTCTGCAAATGCAGCCGCAGTTTGTAGTGTTCCAATTTCTTTAACGGCCAAACCAGCAAGGCGGATTTTTCCGTCAGTGTGTAATTCAACGCGCGAGTACAGTGGAATAGCCGCGCTCGCTGTGAAGGTCATAAAACCACTATCATTTCTTTGACTCATTTTGATCTCCAATTAAACGGCGACATTTCGCTGTAGGTTAAGGTTAGATTCATTAACTACTTTTTCCCGCAAGCCGGGGTTATCTCGGTTAACCATTTTAATGGCTCTGTCGCGAGTTACCGAAGCGCGGTCCATAGTTTCTTGAATTGCTTGATTCCACTTAGCCGTGTAAGTAGCGGAAAGTTTCTTTTTGCGAATTCTAGTTGCAACTGGACGAATAGAATTTTTGGCTTCAACCAATTCTTCTTCTTCCTCCTCTGCTTCAACTTCTTCTTCTTCTTCTTCTTCTTCTTCCATCTCCACTTCTTCTATTTCTTCTTCTGCCAATTCCTCTTCGGTGGAGTCTGGCTTGGGCTCATCTTCTTCTTGAGCCATTTCTTCTTCGTACTCCGCAATTGTGGCTTCAGCAATCGCAAGTGCTTGTTTCAATTCTTCCAACTCTTTCCGTTGGTCTTCGTTATGGACGGCTGTAATATCGTCCAAAGAAGTCCCCGCTTCGAGTTGGGCAAGAATGAACTTGTCATCAGCACCACGACACCGCGCCCGTATTGCAGCGATGGTTTGTCCGATTGTTTTCATCTCAGACATTTTCAAATCCTCCTTTTGGGAGTCATCGCCGCTAGGCGCATCCGCTTTAGATGCTAACAACCTTAACGGCATGTTTTTGTATTTCGTTTTACTACTCATCGCGACTGCAAGAGCTTTGCCGGTAACTCCCGATGCGAAACCATATTGAATTGCATCCGATGAATCAAACCAAGTTTCATCTTTCATCATTTGAGCAACTTGCGCTGACGATATGTTGGTAGCCGCATTGTATTCATCGACCATCTTGACTCTTATGCTGTCAATCAAATCGGCCTGCTGCCTTATTTCACTTGCCGTACCCCAGCTTTCAGACATAGGCTCGTGGATCATTATCCACCCATTTTCCGCAATCAACCTCTCGTCTCCTGCTAGAAAAATTACGGAAGCAATTGACAGTGCAGAGCCAATACAACGTGTCGTAATATTTGCCGGATGGGACTTCAAGGCTTGGGCAATTGCGTTACCCTCAAATACGCTGCCACCTTCGCTATTAATGTCTACGTAGATGTTGTCTACAGTTTCTGGAATTCTATTTAACTGCTCAATAAATTCTTTGCTTGACAGTTCTCCGGCGTCTCGGCCAATTGTCTGCAAGATGTTTAAAGTTACGTCTGGCATGTGTTATTCCATTTCCCCAGTTGAGTCTTCATTAACAGCTTCAATTTCACTTGACAATCCGACTGTCAGCCCCGGAGGTAGTGGCAAGGCAACTAGCTCTCTCCAATGAACAGGAGAGTCAGGATATCTTTTGTTTAATTTCATTGCTTTGCGTTTTGCAATTTCAATCGCTAGAGCATTGTCATCGACTGTTTCGGAAATGATTTCCTCCCAGTCATTGGATCGCTCTGAATGTAATCGTCTTGGGGATGTTAAATTCCCTTGAAGCCTAGTCAGGTCTCCTTGCGCATCCCTAATTGGCTCAATGTAAGGCCATTGCGGAGGGTTGAATTTATGTCCGTAAATGTTGATCTTACTTTTACTAGCAAACGACTTTAAAGCTGGATCATTATTCAACCAGTAATTGACTTTCCAACAATGGAACGGATCGTGCAATCGCTTTACAAGATTTCTTTGGTGATACCGAAAGCCTTTTCGGGCTTCATCTACTGCCCCCCGCCATCCGCTGAAATTGGTTTCACTACCATCCATCAGGACCAATACCAACGGGAGGCCCAAATTGGCACCGATCAACTGCATTAACAATCGGACTTGTTCAAAGTATTCAGCGTTGGGTACATTTGGAGAAAAACCTTCCAAAGTTTCTCCCGGCATACCAGTGATTTCCATTCCGGGTGCGACATTATCAAGTTGCCTTGATTGATTACTGCTAGTTTCCACTGTTGATTCACTGCCATAACCTTCTCCGCCCAATGAAGGTGTAATGGAGCCCATCGATTGCGTTCGTAAAATTGCAAAACAAGAAACGATCTGCTGTTGCACTAGCTTTGCAAAGTTCACGTCTTCCAGCATGCCCGCTAGATTAAAAACAGGAGCCAGCTTGGTAACGCCCCTAGTCAAGGTCGCTCTTTTAGGATCATAAACGTGGAAAAATTGCCTAATGCCGCTTGAATTTCTAGCGGACATTTCAATTGGAATACTTGGAGTCGTATCCATCGGGTCGATTGAGTCTTCAGAAATATAAAACGCTTCTCGACGTCGATGTTGATTGAGTTTGACACCCAGCACGATATTATCTTCGTCGGGCGAATCATGCCGTATCTGATGTGCTTCGATAAACTGCAATTTGTTTTCTTCTTCAATTGCGGCTAATCCACAATCTCCATCCAAAAACATCGAACGACAAGCCAACCACTCCATGTCGTGGAAATTCATTTCTTCTGCAATGTCAAGACAATCGGGGTTGGTAGTTTCCTCCAACCATCTTGATTTCAACTCAGCATCAAGTTTTCTGTCACCTGTTTTAAAGTCGAGACTGAACCCGTCTTGGACGATGTTGTTACAGGCCCGATCCATAACTTGACCGATCATGGCGTCGTTGCGGTCCATGTCGCGAGCTTTTTCAATCGCGTTGTAGTATTCTGTCTCGTTGCGAATGTGGTAATCGCCACTGCCTCCTTGTGGAGCAAGCCCCATTCGCTTGCGATTGAAACGACTCTGCTTGGTCATTTCGTAATCATTTCTCAACTCATCGAAAAATGTAGAGAGCTTGTTTTTAGGTTTGCCATTTCTTGTGGTCATTTATTCACCTTCCGAAGTCATTTTGCACACCAAGAAAACGGGTGCGAGATCCCGCGGTATTTGCGGATATATATGCTTGAGCTTCTTCCTTAATTGTCTTGATGGATGCGATATCCCATCCGACAGACGAACCGCCAGCCCCACTACTTGTTGGAGTAACGATTAGTAGTTTTCTGCATAAACTAACAACCTGCTTTGCCTTTGTTAGCGAGCCGGTTTCTTCATAATCGAGAGCATCAAGGATGGACGCCCTGAGAGTTGTTAATGTTGCCATCCCATAAGATTAGCGTCAACGGATAACACTGCAACTATTATTCAGCAACAGAATCATTTATTTGCTCCAATAACCATCTCACAGCGTCAACGGGATGCTTGATTTCCCTTTGGTTTTTCAAAGTCATGTTTTCGTAGGTTATTCCCCGGAATAATAAGGACAAGCCCCTCTTCTGTTCCTTGGTCATTCTCCTCAAAAACACATGCTCCGTTTGGTACGCATCCGTCACTTTTGTCGGAATGTCGAATTTCACTATGTTTTTCTGCTTTTTGTAGTGTGGCTTTTCTTTCCCTTTTTTATTGTTTTTTCGTGTTTCAACAGACGGTAATTCCATGCTTTTCATCTTTATTTCCTTTGAGTTGCTAAGTACGTTTGCCCCGTGGGGGTTAGAAATGGTTGTGAAGGCTGTTTCTGTTTTGTTTCTGTAGCTAGTTTTTGAGTTGTCCCGATTGGCAAGTCGATCCCCTTCATTCTTGCGGCTGCACAGGCCATGTAAGTCGCATCAAGATAGTGATTGTTTCTGTTGACTTGATGCCAGTAAACTCTCAAGCCTTTTCCGGGTTTAAATTCTTCCCTACGTTCTTCGGCAACGATGTGATGGCTAAAACTTAAATGCTTCTTCCTGTCGATTGTGCTGAACACTGACAAGCTGCCGCTGTTGAATTGCTTCGCCTCGTTAAATGTTGGAGTCAGAAATCGTTGGTGAACAAACTGTTTCCAGTAATCAGTATCCAGCATGTATAACCAGATGTTTTCCTGCTGTTGATAGGAAGCATACCAATTCTCTCCCACAATCCTCTGATTACTTTGTTTTCCAGAAACAAAATTGCGCCCGCCAGTTCCCTTGGAAACCATAAATGGAGCACCGCCAACTTCCCTAACAAACTGATAAGTCGTCTTAGTAAAATCTCCTGAGTCAATTAACACCATATCGAATTTTTTATTTGACTCAAGCAACTCCGACCTCCACCTTACAAGAGCGTTGAATATTGCTATCTCAGTTGCCTCGTTACTTGTCTGCGTGCTTACATTAGATACTTCCAAAATTCCGTAATCGATTACGTTCCCAATGCAATGCGGTTGCCATCCAATCATCACCCAATGACAAAGGTATTTACCCAAGTCGATTCCGATTGTAATGACTTGATGGTCTGGGTGGAGCTCTCCTTGATCAAGCCCCGACATCCTGCCAGCTACTGTCACTGCGGTCAAACCGCTTGTTTCTGGACCTGATTCCTCTGATGGATCATTTTGGCACTCCGATAAGAATGACTCAATTCCATAATCGGAAATTATGTTGTAACAATGTTGCAAGGCACTTTGTTCAATTTTCCAACCGTCTGGCATAACCGTTTGGTCAAACCTTTGAGGATTAGATACCTTGGCTCCCCTGTCCATTTCTTCTCTATTGTCAATGTAGAATTGAGTCGCTGCTTTGGCTTCCTTGTCTCCTTCCCTCTGCGCCTCCTGCCTTCGTATGATGTATTCATCCCATATTGCAGTGTTTTCAGGAAACACGTCTAGCATCTTGAATCGTTTACCAGACCAACTTGATTTCTGTTTTGGATCTGTGTACTGATATGCTAAACAGTACCTGTTTTGTATTGTACAGAGCATGACTCTCGCAATTCGTTTTCTAGGCCCAGCTAGTCCCGCGATATCCCTATCAATACTCTGCGCTCGGGTACTTATCTGATGTGGAGACTGCGCACTTTCTCGTGTTTCGGGATCGTCAATCAACACAAAATCTGGCCTCATCCCATTTACGATCAATCCCCGAATTGCTGAATCAAGCCCAAAGTACGAAAGTGAAATGCCACCGTATGGAGATCCTTGCACGAATGGAAAAGTTATGTAACTTGCTTTCCAAGCAATCCTCGTTCTTTCCCCATCGTGTCTTTGTTGATTACCTCTCTGTGGAGCCCCCTCAAGAGATCTTATCGGGTCGATAATTTCAGGAAAATCTTCTCCTAGAATTGTGTTTGCCTCAAACTGATATTTAATGTCCTTAAAAATTCTCTCTGCGTGCGGACCTGTTTGTGCGATTATGATCGGGAATCTTACCCATTGTTTTAGAATTGCATAAATCATCATGATCGTAGCAACCGTGGTTTTCCCTTCGCCACGAGGGGCAGATATTGCTTGATCTCCTCCAAATTGAGCCACATGGCAGATGGCTTTTATCATTTCCTCATGGTGTGAGGCGTGTTTCATAAAGAAACGATCAGTGAAATATGTTTCTATGAATTTAAATGGACAAGATAGTGCGGTATTTCTTCTCCGAACATCTTTTATCTCCCTGATATCGACTTCTGAGTCAAGTTGCCGTTTCTTTCTCATCCTCATTGCCGCGGAAGTTGCTGCTAATCCGGGAACAGATGAGTGTTTTAATTGCTCAAGGATTTCCGCTTGCTGTTCCTTGGGAATCGTCTGAATCAGATTGTGGAATTCCAAGTCTGTCAACGATTTCAAAAAACTTATGTCTGTTTTCTGTAGTTTGTTTAGATTCTCGCTCATCTATCTGGTTCTGCAATTCCGCGGATAGTAACGTCTTCGAGGCTTGCGTAACTTCTCTGTTGCTGCTGTTCGGATCTGCAATAATACGAAGCAGTCTGTTTACAATAGCCCTGCGATATTCCTCCGTAATGGGCCAACGCTGTGAGACAGCTTGCATTTCTAGTTTTTGTTCCCATTTCAAATTAATCAGTCCGTTTTTCTTGGCGTTATTTCTAATCCGTAATTATTAACCTTGTTTCCCAGCTTTATGTTTTGTTTTTTTATTAGCTGATTCTTTTTAAATTTAGAAAAATCCGCATGGTGATGTATTCGATTAAATTTAGTTACGACTCTGCAACAATCCGGATGTGTTTGCAGCATCATCAAAGACTTATCGGTTGTGCCAGTTTCAGAGTACAACTTCGAGGGATCGTCAGAACCGCCCTCGTAGATTTCATCTGTATTCCCCCCCTTCATTTTTTGCGTTCCCATTTTCTCCTGTAAAAACGCATTGAACAAAACCGTACACCATCCCTTTTTAACCATGTCCAACGATAAGATGGTGTCCTCGTTGTATCTGCCTCTCCATCGAAATGACAAATCCGTCCGTATAAGATTGCAACTGTAAATTCGAGTATTCAAGATAAACGGATTGTGTTTTATCCTTTTGGGTGCGAAAGAAAAATACTGTGGCCCTGCCATCGCAATGTTTTCATACCTTAAAACAAAATCCTCCATGATCGTAAAAATCTTACTGGAGTTTATCCTGATCCTCCTGTTTTTATTTAACCTCCAAAAATTCCTGATATTGTCGTCCATTATCCAATGCCAATCGCAACCGTTTGACTTCGCATGATCCCATATAAAATTCCTTGCTGGACCACTCCCTGTGCTTTTCTCAAGTCCGTGGTTGTCACACAGCTCGTACTGTTTTTTATAATCCAGATCAAGCTCAAGCACCTTTGCGGTTAACCCAAAGTCCTGTATCGCCTGCTCATATAACTCAACTTCTTGTGGTTCGACGACGACATAATGCCAAGCCTTCATTTTTGTCAGAGCTTTGCTAGTCATCATTATTTCATGACGACCCTTGCTTGGAATGTATAACGGAAACCTATCTTTATTCATAATGAATGTCGATAACTGGGTCTACTTGTTTTTCAGGAAACCAAACGTACTTAGTTTTTTCGGTTATAACCTGATCCGTTAAATCGCAGAACTTGTCCACGTCTTCTTGATTCAAGAAATGCAACATGACCGTACGGTGTGGCCTTGTGTCGTCTTGGTCAAACTCCGGCATGTCTTGCCAATGCTCGTCGTAATCGACTTCGCCTTCTTCTGTGTCGGGAGTTATTTTCAAACTCTCAAGGAATGACTCTGAAAAACCAAGCAGGTCTAGATTGAATTCTTCTTCGTTGAGAAATTCAATTTCATTACTTAATTTTGTAAAGTCCCACATCGCGTTTAATGCCAATTGGTTATCGGCAACCACGTAGGCTTTTCTTTGCGCGGGACTCAAGTCGCTTAATACGACCACAGGAATTTTTTTAAGCTCTAATTTTTTTGCAGCCATTACTCGACAGTGACCAGCAATGATTGTGTCTTGATTGTCAATTAAAACTGGATTGGTAAATCCGAATTCTTTTATGCTGGCAGCAACTTGATTTACCTGTTCGAGATTATGTTGCCTAGAGTTATTCACATAAGGAGTTAGTTTTTCAACTTCATATTCGTCTATGTATTTGTGATTCATTTCGAAAACCTTTCAGAAATTTTTGAAATTCCCCCATACCCCCAAAACCCTGAGAGGGAACAGTGTAACTTTGTTTAAAAAACCTGCTATTCTTCCTGCCA